GTATAAAAAGATTTAAGAATGAAAGCACTAACAAGACTTTGGTCAGAGATGACCAAACCACAAGAAGAGCTAGCGTCACAGGAAGTAAAGCTATCTGCGGTAGACGAGCTTGAAAAAAACACAGATATCCTAATTAATGACGCAGGAGAATTAGAAGATCTGATTTTAGACTTTGAACAACATATGGACCGTGCGTATGGAGTATATGTAGATCTAAAGCAATTAGCAGAAGCCCTTGATCGTGATCAAAACGATCTTGAGTCGGACATCGATAAACTTCAAGCAGCGGCAAAAGAACTAGGTGTTGATGTTCCAGCTGTAGATCAAGCGTCACGTGCAATGATGATTGCTGATGAAGCAAGAGGAAAGGCAGAAGACATAATCAACAAATACAACTTATAATTTAATCAAAAACGAATAGAAATGGCAACATCTATTACTACAACTTACGCTGGCGAATTTGCAGGTAAGTACGTATCGGCCGCTCTTTTAAGTGCGGACACAATCGAAGGCGGTGGTATCACCGTTAAGCCAAACGTGAAGTACAAAGAAGTAATGAAAACTCTTTCTACTAACGCATTGGTAAAAGACGCAGCTTGTGACTTTGCAGATCAGTCAACAGTGACTTTAGCAGAGCGCATCTTGCAACCAGAAGAGTTCCAGGTAAACTTGGAATTATGTAAGAAAGACTTCCGTAATGACTGGGAAGCAGTACAAATGGGCTACAGCGCATTTGATAGCTTGCCTCCTAGCTTCGCTGACTTCTTATTGGGTCACGTAATTGCAAAGGTAGCACAGAAGACAGAAGAGAACATCTGGACCGGTGTAACTGCTAACGCAGGTGAGTTCGACGGCTTCACTACATTGCTAGCAGCAGACGCTGACGTAATCGACGTAACAGGTACTTCAGTAACTGCAGCAAACGTAATCACTGAATTGGGTAAAGTAGTAGATGCTATCCCGACAGCAGTATACGGCAAAGAAGACTTGTACTTGTACGTATCAAGCAACGTAGCACGTGCATACGTTCGTGCGTTAGGTGGCTTCGGTGCTTCAGGTTTAGGCAGCAATGGTGTGCGTAACGAAGGAACAACTTGGTTCAACGGTCAAGACTTGGCTTTTGACGGCGTTAAATTGTTCGTAGCTCCAGGTATGGCTGATAACGAAGTCGTAGCTGCACAGAAGAGCAACTTGTTCTTCGGTACAGGATTGTTGGCTGATCATAACGAAGTTAAGCTCATCGATATGGCTGACTTGGACGGATCACAAAACGTTCGTGTGGTAATGCGTTTCACTGCAGGTGTTCAGTACGGCATCGGTGCAGACATCGTATACTACACCTAATCAATAGGACATAGATAGATAGAAGGGCAGGTGGGCAAAAGCCTGTCTGCCCTTTTTTATTAAACGAAAAAAAAGAAAGAAACAATGGCGTGCGATTTAACACAAGGCCGTAAGGCACCCTGTAAGGACGTAGTAGGTGGAATCACGGCTGTCTACTTTGCTGACTATGGAGATCCTGGTACAGCAACCCTAGGAACAGACGGTGAGATCACAGACTTCTCTGCGAGCTTCACGGTATACAAGTATGAGCTTAAAGGAAACAGCTCATTCGAACAATCAATCAACTCAAGCAGAGAGAACGGAACAACGTTCTTCGAGCAGACGTTGAACATCACCTTGCCGAAATTAAGCAAGGAGGACCACAATGAGATCAAGCTACTTGCTTACGGTCGTCCACAGATCTTCGTACAAGACTACAATGACAACTTGTTCTCTGTAGGTCTAGAGCACGGAGCAGAGGTAACCGGCGGAACGATTGTTACAGGAGCGGCAATGGGTGACCTATCAGGTTACACTTTGACATTCAGTGCCCAGGAGGTGCTTCCTGCTAACTTCGTAAACGGAGCAACAGCAGCAGATCCATTCGGTGGATTGAGTACATCTACAGTTACAGTAACTGAAGGAACGAACTCTTAATCAGCTTAAGAGTTAGTAAACACAGGGGACGGCTATAACGGCCGTCCCTTTTTTTTGCACAAAACCGAAATTTTCAGTTATTTATATATGCACATAGTAAAGACTGACAATCAACTCCTGAAGATCACACCAAGATCCTACACCACGGATCAGGTGACGGTGACCGTGACAAACGAATCAACAAACACGTCACAAGAGCAAACGCTCACACCGGTAGTATCAGGAAACCATATAAACCTGACCGGAACTTTTACTTTTGCCGAAGGAATTTTTTACTATTTTGTTGTGTCTCAAGGAGGAAGTGAAATCTACCGAGGAAACATCTTCTGTACGGACCAAACGGACCTGGAAGAATACACGGTAAACCAGGGACAATACGAAAGCTACGAAAAGGCTAACGCCAATGAATACATAACCATATGATGAAGGTACACAGCATCAACCTATCTAGCTATACTAGACCTGCTGTCATTGAGCAACGCAACAAAGAGTACGTTGAATACGGTGAAGATAACAACTACTATCAATACCTGATAGACAGATACAACGGCAGCCCTACGAACAACGCTATTATAAACGCTGTAAGCGACTTAATATACGGTAAAGGCCTGGACGCTACAGACAGCTCCAAAAAGCCGTCAGAATACGCCCAAATGCGTTCGCTGATTCACCCAAGCTGCCTGAAGAAGGTAACAGCCGATCTAAAAATGATGGGACAATGTGCTTTCCAAGTGATCTACAGTGCGGACCGAAGAGTCGCACAAGTAGAGCATATGCCTATCCAAACCCTGCGTGCAGAGAAGATGGATGACGACGGAGAGATCAAAGCCTACTACCACGCAGCAGATTGGACCAAGGTCGGACCACAACACAAGCCGGAACGCATCCCAGCGTTCGGTTGCAGCTCCGAGAACCTAGAGATCCTGGTAGTACGTCCGTACAAAGCAGGATACTACTACTACAGCCCGGTAGACTACCAAGGAGGACTACCTTACGCCGAGCTAGAGGAAGAGGTAGCCAACTACCACCTGAACAACATCAAAAACGGTATGGCACCATCGATGTTGATCAACTTTAACAACGGAGTACCTGACGAGGAAGAGCGTCTCCTGATAGAGAGACGCATCCTAGACAAGTGGTCAGGATCAAGCAATGCCGGTAGAGCGATCATTGCCTTTAACGAGAGCAAGGAACTTGCAGCGACAATCGATCCGGTACAACTATCGGACGCAGCACAACAATACGAGTTCCTCTCCGGAGAAGCAATGCAGAAGCTGATGGTATCACACCGGGTGACATCGCCAATGCTCCTAGGGATCAAAGACAACAGCGGACTAGGAAACAACGCCGAGGAGATTGAAACAGCAACACTGCTATTCGACAACACGGTTATCCGTCCGTTCCAGGAGCAGATCCTCGATGCAATCGATAAGATCCTAGCAATAAACGACATCAACCTGGACCTATACTTCAAAACGCTCCAGCCTCTAGAGTTTACAGATAGAAGCGCAGCAGCAACAAAAGAAGAAACAGAGAAGGAAACAGGAGAGAAGCTCTCCACTTGCCTATCGGAGATGCCGAAAGGCTACGACAACTTCGTAGATGAGCTCATCGACCTAGGCGAGGAGATCAATGAAGAGGAGTGGGAGTTAGTAGACGAGAGAGAGGTCGACTACGATCAGGAAGAGGCCCTGGACAAGATGATCGGCCTAGCGAGCACAGGGACAGCACGTCCACGTGCGAAGAGCGAGCAAGACGACGAGAAAAACGGCGTCCAATTCCTAGTGAGATACCAATACGCACCAAATAAAGCAGGAGCTGACAGCAGAGAGTTCTGCAAGAAGATGGTATCAGCAAACAAGGTATACCGTAAGGAGGATATCGTATCTCTAGACAACAAGGTGGTCAATGCCGGGTTCGGCCCTTACGGAGCCGACACCTACAGCATATGGCTATACAAAGGCGGACCAAGATGCCACCACAAATGGTTTAGAAAGACCTATATGAGCCGCAATGGTGTCAAACCGGATCCAAGCTCACCTAATGCAAAAACGGTCAGCAGAAGCGAAGCTAGACGTGCAGGATTCAATCCACCGTCAAACCCGAACAAGGTAAGTGTCGCTCCAAACAAAATGAAGAACAAAGGATTCATCAATCCGAAGAGTCCTAAAGACATTCAACCAGGTATCTAATGGCTACAGCACTATTCATAAGAAGAGACGACCTGGTCCGAAACACGTTCCTCTCGGGGAACGTCGACACGGACAAGTTCATCCAATTCATAAAGATCGCCCAGGAAGTACACATACAGCAGTACCTTGGGACCAAGTTATACGAGAAGATCTCGAACGATATTATCGCCGGGACCTTAACCGGAGACTACCAAACGCTAGTGGACACCTACGTCCAACCAATGCTGATCCATTGGGCAATGACAGAGTACCTACCGTTTGCCGCCTTCACGGCGAGCAACGGAGGTATCTACAAGCGCCAGGTAGAGAACGGAGAGACAGCATCACGTGAGGATCTATCCTTCCTGATCGAGAAGGAGAGAAACCTAGCCGAATACTACACCAGACGCTTCATAGATCATATGAGCTTCAATCAAAGCACGTATCCGGAATACAACACGAACAACAATGAAGACATATACCCACTAAAGGATAGCACATTTAGCGGATGGATGCTGTAATGAAGAAATACAAGACTACACCAAAAGTTAAAAACATCAGGAAGCTCAAAGTGTACCTGAAAAAGATAGAGAATAAGAATGGCAACTGATGAAAAGGGCTACGGCTCAATCTACGGCTCTACCTGGTGGGGAAGTGGCGATGCCTTCACCAACCAAATAGGTTGGGGAAGTGCAATGTTTTATATCTTGGAACCGGCAGGTTTCCAAAACAGGGCTCTAGCAGACGGAGCAACAATGGAAGCATTCGAATGCGTCTCCAAGCAACTGCGTAGATATCCCCAGGCCGATCGAGGCCGTCAACTTTTTGATGCCTACGACTTGAGAGTCGAGACGGCATCAGGATCAACGGAAGCAAGAACCTGTACTATTAACGAATTGAACGAGATATTATGAGTTTATATAAGGATGCATCATTAGCAATGATACCCTCTGCTTACAAGGATGGTAAGTTGTATAGTATTAGACCTACTGATGGTAGTGGAGATTTTACTTTTAGTAGGGGTTCAAATCTTGCTGCTACGAGGGTAGATGTTAATGGGTTAATTGAGAAGGGTAGAGAGAATCTCTTGCTGTATTCTAATACATTTAGTTCTTGGACAAGTATTGGTTCAAGCCTCACATCTAACCAAGCAGGGTACGATGGAAGCAGCGATGCGTGGTTGATAGAAAAAACGGCAGATGCAGGTAGAGTACAAATCAATGTTGATGCAGGTCTTGCTACTTATAGTGTATATGCTAAAGCAGGTTCAGTATCGTGGATACGATTATTAAAGGGAGGTAATGCTTCTGCATACTTTGATTTGTCCAATGGTACTATTGGAGACCTTTTCTTAACTATTGATGCTACAATAACAAGTGTAGGTGGAGGTTGGTATCGTTGTACAATGACCTATCAAGATGCTTTTTCAGGAACAATTCGGATTTACCCTGCTATTGCGGATAGTGATACAAGCGGTACAAGTGGTAATATCTATATTCAAGATGCACAAGTAGAACGCTCAATGGCAGCAACTGACTACATTGAAACAGGAGCATCTACTGCACAAGCAGGTATCTTGGAG